CGGAAGTCCCATAAAGATGTTAATCAATGAATCCCGGTCTGCGTCATCAATTTCAGGATTAGTCAATTCGTATGTGATCTGATTGAACATCGGCTGAGGGTAGGCCCGGAGAGTTAAATAGAAAGCTGCTTGAGTATCGGCGTCTGCGTGATTCTTGAGGGTTGTCGTAACTATCTGGGCCAGCCGTCCATAAATGGCTATTGAATCGGCATCTTCAAAGGGAGTGGTCTCATTGGCAGAATTGACTCCGTATTTCAAAGTCACCGAATTCCGGACATCTCCAGCTCGGGTTTGGATAGTAATGCCGTTCGATAAGGCCTGAGCTGCTGAAAGGTCGGTATAGCCATTAGTCGCCAGATAAATACTCCGGTGAGTCGAATCGGCATAACTGATTCTGCCCTGAGCATCCTCATAAATATAACCAAGTCCGGATGTAGCAAGGGCAGAGACCAAGGAATAAACCGTAGTCCGGTCGGCAGTTCGAGCTGCTAAGTCGTAATTGCCTGGAGTATCAATCTCACCAAGTCCCACGTTCTCGGCATTGGCCCAAGTGGTCGCCGGGTCGTATGTGGCCCATGTTAAAGCGGCTGGAACCTCGCTCCAGTTATTGAGAAGCAAGTCTTGCAATATATGAAGGATTTGAGTTCCGTCATGAGCTGAAGTTAGTGTCCCATCGGTAAGAGCTTTAGGAAGTCGAGACAATGCTCCAAGCGCGATGATCGAAATAGTCTGGTTGATTCCCACTACGCCGGAACTAGAAACTGAGATAGAAACATCAGTAATAGTGCCACCAAATATCGGAGTGAAAGTCGCAGTTGAATCTTTAAGTTCGATTGTGACTGAGTCGTTTATATTTATATTCACGACAGATTGGTCAAGATTTATGAGCTGCATATTTACATAACCGGCGTTGGCCTGTTCGTAGATATTAGTCCGGCCGGAAGTTATTGTGAGATTGGCAAGCGTAAAGTTGGTATAAATCGTCCCTTGAATAGTGACGCGCCAGATTGGATTCCAGACTGTCACACTGCGACCAAGTTACTAGAACCACCGGTGCCACGGTAGGCAGAATTGTTGAGGGTATCTACAATCGTCCGAGCGGTAGATTCGGGGTCTATGGCCCCTGTGACGGTCAGATTTACGGTAGGCCCGGAAGCTTTAAGAATGCCTGCCAAAGTGGTCGTATCCACGCCAGAACCGTATCCAGTGAAAGCCGACGTGCTTACCGCGGCTTTAGCTGCAGAACTGGCTGCAGAAGAGACGGCCGTAGAGGTTGAAGACGTTCCAGAAGTAGAAGTCGATGGAACTGCAATCTTTGGGATTGTAGTCGAGGTCGTAACGCCGGAAGTTGAGACCGTCGGCATTTTGACGGTAGGGGCTCCGCTGACCGGGATGGTTGGAATATTGGGTAAAATTGGGATTGAGTTATATTTAGTAATCAGCCAGTTGATAACTCCAATGGCAGATTCCACGGCAGTCGTGATTGCTCCAATAATGCCGCCAATAATATTTATGACGCCGCCAGCAATCTTTCCTACGATCTGAAGGGCTGCTCCTAAAGTCGTTCCAAGAACCGGTGCTACGTAATCTGCAATTAATTTTCCGAAAGCCATAAAGGCATCCATATTGTCACCGATGGCATCTTTGACGTATCCGAAGGCTTTAACGAGACCGTTCCAGATTGGAGTGAATACGTTGCTCAGAGTTGTACCGAGATTCGTAATATAAGAAGTCAATCCGCCAGATTTATCTGAAAAGGCGTTCGATAACTTTTCTACGATTGGCACGACGTATTCTGTGAAATATCCGACTAACTTCTCCAAGATAGGAAGTAAGGCATATCCAACTGTCTCTTTAGCTTCGTTGAGTGTGGTCTTGAGAATATCCATCCGGCCTTGAAAGGTCTCGGCGTTCTTAGCTGCTGCGCCACCAAATAAGTCGGTTAGACGTTGCTGGACTTGGGTGAAATCCATGGTCTTAAGTTCGGCCGATGATAATCCAACGCCTAATTTTCCGAGGGCAGTCGTGTTCCCGTCATAAGCCTTGCCTAACGAATTTGCCACACTTTCGAGCGGTTTGCCCGTTTGCGTAGAAATATCAAGGGCCAAAGAAAGAAGCTCTTGTGCTTTACTCGCATCTTCAGTCGAGAGGGCCAGTCGAGATAGGGCCGGACGAAGTTTATCGTCCGAGACTCCGGTGGCCAAAGACATCTTGAGAATTTGCTTTTCTACCGAAGCAATCTGGTCATTTGTTGCGCCAGTTGCGTTCTGTAATGCGCTGGCTAATTTAACCTGAGATTGTTCGTCTTCGATGGCCGCTTTGACTCCATCGACGCCAATCTTGATTGCGTAAGCACCAGCCGCAGCTGCTGCGGCAGCAAAGGCTAGACCGGCCTTCTTTCCGAAGTCTGTAACCTTGCTACCGAAAGAATCGACCTCGGTGGAGCCGACATTAAGATTCTTTTTCAGATCATCAATATCAGCCAGAATGGATAACTTGAGAGTTCTTGAACCAGCGGCTGCCATGTTACGTCCATTCCTTTAAAATCTTTGTGAATGCATTTTCCCACTCATTGACCAAATATGGCTGCTCTTTGCGGAGTGTCGGATAGATAAAGTAACCGCGAGAACCACGTCCTTCTTTACCAGACCAGACTGGAAACTGCTTGAACTTGTTAGACCCGAACTCGTAACCGCCCCAGAGTTGTTGAGTCGTGCCACCGCCGGAGAACTTTTGAGACACGAAGCCGAAAGATAGTTCTCCAACTTTGGACGACTTACTCACTCTCGAACCGTCAGCAATCCTTGAAGCAGCTCTATTTCTTGCATTAGAAGCCGAACCGATAATCTTGGATTGGAGATAAGTAGCCAGACCATTGGAGACGCCTTTAGCTTGAGAGACGGCTTCTTCGTCCATCGCCTTGAAGGCCCGGATAATGCCACGCAAGTCAGACTTGTCGTATGCGATCATCTCACTTGCCATTCCGCTGCTCCATAATCTCGATTGCGGTTAATACGTCTTCGGCGGTCTCGAACTCGCTGCGACTTAGACCGGTTGCAATGGCCAAGTCCCAGAGGATTCTATTTAGGCTTCCGACGGCGTAACTTTTGGGCTTTCGTCATCTCCGACCTTTACTTCGACGACTGTGTCGCACCAAATATCGAAAGGCTTGACGGGCTTACCGCCACCCTCGCGCTTCATAGCGTGATACGCCAGAAATAACAGGTCAGATATTCCTATCTTTTCCTGAGCTTGAGAGACGATAAATCCCGTCTTGTTTTCCCACTTAGCCCACTCTGGCGGTTGCGCAGTGTAGGTCTCAATGGTGCCGCCGTTATATTCGATTGTGATTGGTAATTTCATGCTCCCGATTCCTTATCTCTAGTCTAACGCTGGTGTGGTGACGCAGGTAAATGAAAGTGAAGCGGTTAATGCGTCTGGCGCAGAACCACCAAGTGAAGGAAAGATTGGCTGAACTTGGAACACGTATGCGACGCCTGCAACAGTAAAGAGAACTGAAAGCGGTGTATTTGGTGTAGTAGCTGCGGCGTTCCATAGTGCTTCACAAAGTGATGAAACCGCTCCGAAATCTTGCAGCATTTCAACCGCAAAAGTTCCCTGAGAATCTGTCGTGTAATACGCTTTGCCATCGAGGGTCTGGTACGTATTGATTGTCGAATCGATGGTAAGTGTGGCCGATGTAGCTTGAGCATCATAAGTATCACCATCGATGGTGAATGTGATGTCTCTACCGGTGATGATAGTGGTCATTTTTGCTCCTAGTTTTCTGTGTAGTAGGTGGAGACTTGTAAATCCGACGTAAGGAATTTACCAGTCCCGACTTCTAAAGGTGTCGGTTGATTGACGTTACCGACCACGTATCCGGGCGGCATGGCCCCCAGAATGCTTATCATCAGCTGCTCCAAGTTATCGAGGGCTGCTGCGTTATTGTTATATGCCACGACCCCGGTTACGGTCAGATTGACCTGAACCTTTGTAACGGCTCCATTAATAAGATTTGGCTCCAGATACGGTGCATCCGGGATTAAACATACGGCCGGAGCAATCAAAGCTTCTGGAATGCCGTTATAGACCGATGCAACGACTCCTGAGAGGGCAGTCGCTAACGGTGTTCGGATGTCGGCTTCGATTGTCACATTGCCATCGTCTCTACATCGATGAACGGCCCAAGAAGGCCAATAACTCTGTTCGTTAGACTTCTACCAAGGACGAATGGCGAAGGTTGAAAGTTGTCGCTCATGATCTGATTGCCCGGAGCAGTTACGGACTGAAATATCTCAACACTTACGACCAAGATGGCAGATTGGATTGGCGCAACGTTCGCGTAAAGTTCTGCGGATGAAGCTCCATCGAGTGTGGCACTTCCTGCTGGAATAATCGCGTGAACTACTTGGTCGGCTTCGGCAGTAGCTGCAGAGAACTCAAATCCTGTCACCGAGTGCGTGGTAACTGTATATGTTGCATCTAAATCGCCACAACCGGCAACCACGACGGATTGACCTACCGCAAAGTAGCATGGCCGGATTGTCGTAAAATAGACGACACCATCTGAAATGCGTGTAGTAGTGATTGCCGATTGGTATTGCGTCAGCAGCGGAAGGATG